ATGGTGGCGCGCGAGAATCCGTTGCTTGTGGCGATCTCGACTGCAGGTGAAGACGAATCGCGTCTGTTCGACGAAATGCGAACGACGGCGCAGCTTGTCGCGGAAGGCAGCGAAGACCTCGACGCCTTCTTTGGCTTCGATTGCTATGTGCCTGACGACGCGGACTTTCGCGATCCAGCGATGTGGCCAGCGGCCAATCCTTCGCTTGGCGTGACGATCATGCCGGACGACTTGGCCACCGCCTTGGCTCAAGCCAGAACGCCAAGCGGCGAAGCAGCGTTCAGACGCTATCACCTCAATCAGCAGATCCTTGGCTCTGGCCAGTGGATTCCAATCGAGATTTGGCGCGACTCCGAATCCGAAGGCGAGCCAGACTTCACTGGCAAGCCTTGCCTTGTCGGCGTTGACCTCGGTTCGACGCGCGACCTGTCGGCAATCGTCGCGATCTTTCCTGACGGCGACAAGTACTGGTGCAAGCATTGGTCATTCACGAGCGACTATGCAGCTAATCGTGGTCCGCGTGCCAGACTGTACTCGAAGTTCGTGGCTGCTAATGAGCTGATCGTCACACCCGGCGACAGCATTGACGAAGCCATGATTCGCAAGCAACTTGCCGACATGGTCAAGCAGTACAAGGTCACGGCGATTTATTACGACCGCGCGTTGGCTACCGGCTTGGTTCAAAGGCTCGTCAGTGACGGCGTTCCGGAGTCACTTCTCGTGGCTCACCCAATGATCGCCAAGGCAATGGACGCGCCGCTTCGCGAAACAGAGAAGCTAATTTACGACCGCAAGATCAAGCATGCTCGCAGCGAAGTCATGGAGTATTGCTTGGCTAACACCGTTGTGGAGACGAATCAGTACGGATTGCGTCGTCTGAGCAAGCGAAAGAGCGAAGGACCCATCGACCTGGTCGTGGCGTTGGTACTCGCTGCAGGCAATGCGCAGCTTCAGCAAACAGCAGAGGCAATCGGCATCCAATGGCTCTGAAAGCATTCGTCACATGGATCAAGAACATGTGGGCGCCGAGTTCCACGTGGGAGCGGGCCGGGGCCTCGATTGCCGAATGGGTGTTGACGGGCGGACAAGTCACAATCCAGGAGGCGCTCAGCCACCCTGCTGTTTGGCGCGCCGTGAACGTGATCAGCGCCGACGTGGCCAAGGTGCCGATCAGCCTCTATCGGCGTGACGAAGACGGCGGCCGGACAGCCGAAAACGATTGGCCATCTGCCATCGTCCTTCGCGAGCAGGCAGCGCCCGGAATGACGGGTTATACGCTCAGGCGAACGTTGACGGCGCACGCGCTTTTAACTGGCAATGGCTTTGCCTGGATACAGCGCAACGGCATTGGCGATCCAGTGGCTTTGACTGTCCTCGATCCGCTGCGAACGGAACCGGTGGACGAAGGCCGCCTTGCTTGGAAAACGCGATTGCCAACTGGTCAGGATACGACGATCTCAGACGACGACATTTTGCATATCGCCGGTCTGACGTGGGACGGCGTCTTTGGCGATTCGCCGCTCAGATTACTGGCAGAAGCCATTCGCCTGGAACTCGGTGTTCAGCGATTCGCCGCTGCGTTCTTCCAAAAAGGTTATGCCTTGAGTGGCTTTATCAAGTCGCCTCGCGCATTGAGCGCCGACGAAGTCGCAAGGCTTCGCGACGAATTTCGTCGTCGTCATAGTTCAGCAAGTAACGCTCATGACATTGCAATCCTATCTGGTGGCCTCGAGTTCCAACCGTCAGTGGCCGAACCACAGAAATCGCAGCTGGTCGAGTCGCGAGACGCTGGTCTTCGCGCCATTGCCAATGTCTTCGGCTTGCCGCCGCATAAGCTCGGCGATCCAACGCGAACCAGCTATGCAAGCATTGAGGCTGAGAATGCTGATTACTTGCAGACGACGCTTGATCCGTGGCTGGTGGCGTGGGAGACGGAGGCGACTGCGAAACTCCTCAGCAAGACGCTGAAAAAGAAACGCTACTACTTCGAACATAACCGCAACGCAATCGTCAGGACGCAAGTCTCGGAGCGCGTCGCGGCTTACGCAAAGCTGGTCGAAATCGGTGTTCTCTCGCCGAACGAAGTCCGCGAGCGAGAGAACCTCAACAGAAGGAGTGGTGGAGATGCGTACTATACTCCAGCCAATTGGATACGATCGGGAACGAGTGCTGCAGGCAATCAAGCAATCGCCGCCGAAGCTCCAGGCGCAGATTGAAGAGGACACACTCTGGCTTTATCACGACGTCGGCGAGCCTGAGACAACAGAGGCCATCGTCAAGTGGATCGCCGGTAAGCCGAAAAACTCTCGCCTGTGGGTCAGAATCAATAGCTATGGCGGTTTGGCCTATGACGGCCTAGCGATCTACAACGCACTGCGAGAGCACGGCAACGTCGTGACGCGGATCGACGGAATTGCAGCCAGCGCCGCCGGAATCATAGCCTTGGCTGGAAAGCCAATGCAGATGGTTCGCGGCAGTGCGCTCTTCCTCCACCTGCCTTATGCGGCCGTCATCGGCAATTCTCGAACGCTCCGCGAGATCGCCGACTCGCTGGCAAAAATGGATCGCGATATTGCTCAGATTGTGGCCAGCAAGGCGCGCATGAGCGAAGACGAGGCCATGCGACTTCTCGTTGGCAAAGTTGACGGAAGTTGGCTTGGTGCGGACGACGCGCAGCAGCTCCGTCTTGCTGACGTGATTCTGGAAACGGAAGCCGAAGACGAAAAGAGAGAAGAACCAGCGGTTACGCCGACTAACAAGACGCGATTCAAACCTCTCGCGTTCGTTCCGAGTGATCCTCCAGGAGGTGAAGGCGAAGGCATCGAGGGCGAGTGGCAAAAGCCGACGCTGGAAGATTTCACCGATAAAGGTTGGGATGAACTCGAAGAAGACGAGCGACGCGAGATAGCAAGCTACTTTGGCTTCGCCGTGAGTCTCGATTCATTCGGCGATCTGAAGTTGCCGCACCACTTTCCGCCTTCGGACAGTAGGACGCCGAAGGCGAGCTTGGCCGCCGTGCGAAACGCACTGGCGAGTCTCAGCCAGACAGAAGGAATCAGCGAAGAAGATGCAGCGAGAGTAGAAGCGCATTTGCGAGCGCACATGCCGGAAGAAACGGAAGACTCTGCAAGGGGCAGAGAGGCCATGCGCGAGCAGATTCTGCGATCGCTACATGAAAAGCTTGTCAGAAAGGGGCAGAAGAATGACAACAGAAACCCTCAATTCAATCACAGACGAAATCGTTGACAGCCTTGTCGAAAAGGCCTACGCCGAGCTGGAGAAGCGGTCGTATCAGTTAGCCGCGAAGCCGACGGCTGTCAGGCCTCTCGACGAAGAGGCGAAACCTCTGACGTCTCCTGTGCGGGCCTGGGCCCGTGACGTCTATGGCTACGCCACAGCCGACGAAAAGCGATTGCTCGACGATCTCGGTTGGCGTGGCAAAAACGACATTACTGTGCCGCTCAACTTGAACGGCGGTCTCTTCCGCGCCGGCGAGAGTGGCGACGTCATTCAAACGCGGATCGGCCAAGCCACCGTCGAAATGCTGTCGAACTATGACGCGGTGCGGCGGGTGGCCACCGTGCTGACGACCGACACCATGGACAAACTCACAATGCCGATTGTGGATGACACGTCGAATACGGCGGCCTTGCTGAGCAGCTCTGTCGATATGACGGCGTCGGTTGATCCGACGATTTCGTCTGTGACGCTTGATTGCTACACGCTGCAGTCGAAGCCGATCGTGATCGGCACGACGTTGTTGCGTGATAGCGCCGTCGATCTTGAGCAGATTTTGGCCGATTTGATTGCTCAGAGAATTGGCCGCGCTGCCAACGGCTATGAGACGACTGGAACCGGTTCCGGCCAGCCGACTGGCTTGCTGGCTTCCAGTGGTGGCGTGCCGACAGCCAAGACGGCGGCCAAATCCAACGTGCTCGCATGGGACGAACTCCTGGACGTCATCTACGCGATCGACCAGGCATATCGCGCCAATGCAGTCTGGATGATGCACCCGTCGGTCTTAGCTGCGATCCAGAAGATTGAAGATGACTACGGACGACCGCTGTTCTATCCTGATTTGACGGGTCAGTCGCCTGGACGTCTGCTCGGCTATCCTGTCGTTGAGAACGCTTCTATGCCTTCGAGCTTGTCAGCAAGCGCGAAGGTGGCGATCTTCGGTGACTTCAAGCGATACGTCATCCGCGAGGTCAATCAGCTGCGATTGCTGGCGCTTCAGGAGCGGTTTGCTGAATTCGACGCCGTCGGATTCTTGGCGTTCTACTACTTCGACGCCAAACTTGTGGCGGCCAGTACAACGAGGGCCATTGGCTGCCTGACCATGGGTACCAGCACATGATCGTGCGAGTGAAAGTTATCAAGTCGTGTGTCCTTGACTGTGGTGCGGCGCTGACGCGAGGCCGAACGCTCACGGTGAGTGATCGCCTCGCGCAGCGCCTCGCAGCACAAGGTATTTGCGAGATTGTTCATGATCGAGATTCTGCAGGCACCGGAAACGAGGCCGATCACGAGCGGCGAAGTGGCGATGTTCCTCGGCCTGCCAAGCGGCGAGCCAGAACCACTCGCTGACGTGATTCTCGCCGGCGCGATTTTTGACGTCGAGCGCGCGCTCGGCATTGGCATTGGC